GGCTAAAGTTCTAGCCCTTGTAGCCGAGGGTATGTCTGTACACAGGGCTATGGAGCAGTTGGGCAAAAAGCCCGACACTGTTCGCATCTGGATGATGCGAGATAAAGAATTTGCCGCCAATCTGGCTGAGGCAAAGGAGAACGCCAAAGAGCGTTCCATTAAGGCTTTGGGGATTGCCCGTGAGGATATATCCTTTCCGCAGTTCTCTGAAATGTTTTTAGACCAGAGGGTCTTTCCCCACCATCAGGACTGGGTAGACCTGCTGGAAGATAGGGAGCCTTCCTGGCTACACCCTAATATGATTTATGAGAAGGGCGACCCAAACCGCTTACTCATAAACGTGCCACCTGAGCACGCTAAGTCCACCGTGATAACGGTGAACTACTCTACTTACCGCATCGCACTAAATCCCAACGTTAGAATCATCGTAGTTTCTAAGACGCTTATCAAAGCACGGGAATTCGTGTACGCAATTAAACAAAGGTTAAGCCACCCGCGCTGGTTGAAGTTGCAGACAACATTCGGACCAGAAGGGGGATGGAAAGAAGACTCTGATACCTGGCGTGTTGATACCGTCTACTTGGGAAGCGATGCCCGTAATTCATCGGAAAAAGACCCGACTATTCAGGCGCTCGGTATGGGGGGTCAAATCTACGGTGCCCGTGCCGACCTCATCATTCTAGACGACTGCATCACTACCGCTAACGCTCACGAGTATGAGAAGCAGATTAACTGGCTACAAAAAGAAGTTATTACCCGTCTTGGCAAAAATGGTAAATTGCTAGTAGTAGGGACAAGAATTGCGCCGACAGACTTTTATAAGGAACTCCGTGACCCGAAGCATTGGTCAGGGGGCAAAAGCCCATTTACGTATATGGGTATGCCTGCTGTTTTGGAGTATGGGGAGAAGACAAAAGACTGGGTTACCCTCTGGGCAAAGTCGGACACTCCGTGGGATGGCGATGATGAGACACCTGACGAGCAAGGGCTATACCCGAAATGGGACGGACCAACATTAGCCAGACGTAGAGGAGAAGTGACTCCATCTACGTGGGCACTGGTCTACCAGCAAGAAGATGTCACAGAAGACTCAATCTTCCCGCCTGAGTTGGTACAAGGTTCTATCAACGGAATGCGTAAACGTGGCAACCTAAGACCTGGCGCTGCAGGACATCCTAACGCTGTTGAAGGTTACACCGTCATAGGCTTTGACCCTGCTATGTCTGGTAATGCTGCTTTTGTTGCTATGACCTACAACAGACACGATGGCAAGATTTATGTGCTGGACTGCCTGAATATGGCAGAACCAACACCACAAAAGATTAGGCAAGCAATTGAAGATTTTACGTTGGCGTATAAACCGCAAGAGTTCCGAGTTGAAATCAACGCACACCAAAAAGCGTACTCCCTTGACGACGACCTACGAAACTGGCTTGCTTCTCACGGTGTACGACTTAATTCTCACTTCACAGGCAAAAACAAATGGGACACAAACTTTGGAGTTGCCTCAATGTCAACGCTGTTCGGAACTTCTCGTGATGGAAAGTTTCAGAAAAACAACATCCTTGAACTCCCAAGTACTGAATCTTCTGAGGGGCTTAAGGCTTTAGTTCAACAACTTATAACCTGGAAGCCTGATACCAGAGGTAAGACTGACTGTGTGATGGCGTTATGGTTTGGTGTTATTCGCTGTCGTGAATTTATGCAGCAAAACTCTAACGTGCAAAGGTGGGCTAACAACCGCTGGGCAACAAGAGCGCAGAAAGAACGACGTATAAGTATTAATCTAGATGAAGCCTTTGCAGAGCAATGGCAACAGACATACGGATAGGAAACAGATGCTGTCAATAGAACAAATCTCGGCACGTGTAGAAAATCTACGTGAACGTGCTGCTGAGCGTGACTCACGCCAACAAGACGTTCTTGCTGTCCGTAAAGGACAGATTGCAACTGTCTATCCAGATTTTTTTCCTGAAGGTGTAGATGCCAATGTCGTTGCAAATTTTATTGATATTGTTGCAAGAGACTTATCGGAAGTTATGGCGCCTTTGCCGTCAGTCAACTGTTCCGCGGCGAATCAGGCTAATGACCGCGCTCGCAAATTTGCTGATACACGTACTCGCATTGCTACTAACTATTTTGCTCATTCGGACTTACAAGTCCAGATGTACACAGGCGCAGACCTCTACATCACATTCGGTTTCGTTCCATTCGTTATAGAGTTGGACGAAGAAGCAGGGCTGCCGCGTATCCGTATAGAAAACCCAGTGGGCGCTTACCCAGAGTTTGACCGCTATGGACGCTGCATTGCCTTTGCAAAACGCTACTATATGGCAGCAGGAGAACTAGCATCACAGTTCCCTGAGTATGCACATATTCTCCTTGGCAAAGAAATGTACAAGGGCGATATGAATTACCAGTTAGAAGTTGTTCGTTATTATGATGAACAGCAATCTATCTTGTATGTGCCAGAACGCAACAACCTAGTCCTATCACAAGCCAAAAACCCAATTGGCAAGATGATGGTAGTTGTAGCACGCCGTCCTTCTATTGACGGCGAGATGCGTGGACAGTTTGATGACGTGCTCGGTATTCAGTTGCTTCGCAACAGGTTCGCATTACTTGCGATGGAAGCAGCGGAAAAATCCGTACAAGCACCAATTGTTCTACCGCAAGATGTTAACGAAATGGAGATGGGTGGAGATGCGATTATTCGCACCGCCAACCCAGCAGGTGTACGCCGTGTAGACCTTAACATTCCACCTGGAGCATTCACTGAACAAGCGTTGCTTCAGCAGGAACTTAGAACAGGTACACGTTATCCAGAGGGACGTACTGGAAACATTGATGCCAGCATCATCACGGGACAAGGTGTGCAGGCACTTATGGGAGGCTTTGACACACAGGTCAAGTCTGCTCAGGCTATCTTTGCTTCAACGCTACGAGATGTTATCTCTGTCTGCTTTGAAGTTGATGAGAAGTTTTTTGATTATGAAAAGACTATCCGTGGTGTAGATGCTGGTAGCCCGTATCAGATTACATATAAGCCAGCAAAAGATATTAAGAAAGATTATTCTGCTGATGTTCGCTACGGAATGCTTGCAGGACTTAATCCTGCACAGGGTCTTATCTTTATGTTACAAGCACTTGGTGGCGGTTTAATTTCTACAGATTTGGCTATGCGTGAACTACCCTTTGGTATTAACGTAACGCAGGAACAAGAAAAGATTGAGATTGAGAATATGCGTAAGTCGCTAGTGCAATCTCTACAAGCCTATACACAAGCCATTCCACAAATGGCTGTGCAGGGTGGGGACCCATCTATGGTAATCAAAAAGGTGGCTGACGTAATCAAAGCACGCCAGAAAGGCGTGGCTATTGAAGACGCAGTTGAAGAAGTGTTTGCACCAGAATTACCTCCTGCTGGCGCTCCACAGGTTGAGCAACCGTCCCCTGCTCCCGCTGCGCTGGCAGGAGGCGCTCCTCAACCACCATCACTACAAACTCTTTTATCTAGTCTAAGTTCTGGGGGACAAGGAAGTGCAAGCGCTAGAACTGCCATACGGAGGTAACAATGCCACCGCGTAAGAAAATTAATAAGAAGGCTAAGCCGCAACCAAAGCGCAAAAGAACTACAAAAGAACCTGTATTGGTAAAGATTGATTTCTGGGCTATTGCCGCAAAAGAAGTTTATGATGCTTGTGTTCGTGCAGGATTTGATGAAGGTACTGCAATGGCATTTGCTATGGATAGGTCAAGTTATCCTGATTGGATAGTAGACCCTCTAGACCCAATTAAAAATCCGCTAGATGATTTTGAGGAGGATGACGACTAATGGCAGACATTAGAGAAGTAGTTTCTGGTATCGGTAAAGATGCTAAGAGAACTGACTTAAACGTCTCTCAACAACCAATTAGATATATTTCTGGAATGCCATATGGTGAAGGTCAGGCTACTTACAACCAACAGGCTTCAGCGCCGATGGCTGTTAATCCTTTAGCAGAAGTTACTTCCGATGTAACTCCTATTACTGCGTTTACTCAACGCGCTGATGAAGCAGTAACTACTGGTATTGATATGGGTGCTGGCGCTGGTTCTGAAGCATTGGCTCCTATGCCAGTTATGGCTACACCATCGTTAGCAGATACATTTAATCAACTTATTAAATTTGACCCAAGTGGAGATGCAGAGTTAATTTACAGACGTCTTGTTGATGAAGGATACTAATGGCACAAACAGTAAATTACATTGTAGCCAAAACAAGTCCTAATCTTTATGCAGCAGCAAGACAGGCTAATCTTTCACAGACTCAAGTAAATCAGATTGAGCAGTTTAGTTGGACAGTTGATAAAAACAAACAACTACTGCGTAAACCTGTAGAGACTGCACGTAAAGAATTTTTTGGTCTAGACAAAGAAGTGCAGGATATGTTGCGCTTTCTTTATCCAGATGCTGACTATGCCAAAGAAGCCCCTGATATGGGCGATAAAGTTTTGGGTATTGTTAAGGGTGCAGCAAAGTTAGCAGCCAGCCCGCTTATTGGACTTTATAAGGCTGCTGGTGTTTACGGTAGAGTGCTTAACACTCCGTACTTAATGAGTCGTCAGGCTGCACAAGGCGAAGAATATTTTAGTAAACAAACATTTACTGATGCGTGGGATGGTCGCAGAGTATTTGATGAAGGTGCTCTTGCTGAGGCAGAACGTGAATTTGGTAAAGATAATATAGAGATTGCTAAAGGCTTGCTTATGGGCAAGAAACCTGGTGAGATTATTGAATCTCAAGGGCAACTTACCCAATCATTTCTTAATTCTTTTTCTAAAGCATTTAATGATGAGCCTGAGTTTAGACAGGTTATGGATGCTGTTAAGTATGCACAGGTATCACCTGGTCGTGACTTAGCACGTATTCTTAATAAGCCAACACCAAATAAGGCTGACTACATTAGCGGAACAACAAAGAATGTTTCTGGCTTTGTTGATTTTATGTACCAGATTGTTATTGACCCACTAACGTGGCTAACTGGTGGTGCTGCAAAGATACCTGGACTTGCTGCTAAATTAAATATGGGCGACCAAATGGTACGCAACGTACAGCAGTTTGGAACTTTAGGTGTTAGAAAATCCTTTGAGCAGTCTCCAGCACTGCGTAATCACTGGGATAATGAAATTGGACCGCTAGTAAAACGTCTAGCAGAGTCTAAAGATGCAGCCGATGAATCAAAAATTATGCGTGAGATTGGCACTAAGTATGCTGGTCACGAAAATACTGAATGGCTACAACTACTTAAGCGTAATAAAATTTATAATGCTGAACAAGCCGTAAAATATTTTGGCGATAACACCGATGCTGCTATTAATTTGCTAGCAGGACGTGTAGAAGGTACTCAGTATTTCCGTAATGGTGTGGCTACAGCCCGCAATCAACGCCGTCTTGACTTTGGTATGGGTAGATTTATTGACGGAATCTTTAATCCTGCTATGTCAAAGCAAGATGTACTAAAACAAGGTGAAGATACTTGGACTAAGTTAACAAAACTTGGGGATGAAGGTACTAACTACGTTAGTCCAGAGGTAGCAGACCTACAAAAGTTTGTTAAGAAGATGACGCTTGCTGAAAAAATTGGTCAAAAGTTTGCTCGTAACCCACAAGGTCGCGGCATTAACATTGGCGAAGATGCAATCAAGACAGCAGATAATTTCAGAGATACTGCTCGTCAGATTTTGCCACGTGATTTAGCAGATTTTCTTACCGTTAAGTTTATTAACGCAGATGCAGATGAGCAGGTTGCTGTAACCCGTAGCCTTTACTACGCAATTATGCAGCGTTATGGTTTAGATGGTCACCCTAAGGGTAAAGAATTTATTGAAGCAGAACTTGCTAGCCATTTTGGTTCTAGAGAAGGCTTAGCAATTACAGAAAAACTTGATGTTCCTAAACATCTTGTTGATGAGGTCAGTCCAACTGGTATTAAATTAACAGACGAAGGTGCTACCTACGACTCTGCTGGAATTATTCACCCGTTCCAAGAGGCTAAGTCAATCAGTAATCTAAACTATGTGCAGATTGCACAACTAGCCTATGAGGTTAACCATAAGAAAAACCTTATTATGGCGGTTGGTAAAGGTGCTAGCCAGTCTAAGTTTGCATCTGACCTAGTAAATGCGTGGACAATTCTGACATTGTTCCCAAGACTGGGTGTACGAAGCGCAATTGACGAAGGTTTTGTTTATTTACTTACCGCACCAGCCCGTGACATTATGAATGCTATCTTGCCACGCTATGCTGCAAAGGGACGTGACGCAGGAAAGATTGCGTCTATGGCTACTGGCTCTGATACTGGTGAAGGTTTCCGTGCAGCACTTAAGAATGCAATAGGTTTAACACCTACATCTAAAAAGATTGCACTACGTGACCGCTTACTTCTTAAAAAGAGTATTGCTAGACGTAATGACATTAGCGATGAGCGTGTATCTCAGGCAGAACTAATGGCTGATACAACAGACCTTGCTGTTCGTATGTATGGCATTAACCGTCTTTCCGATGAAGAACTAGATTTTCTTAAAGATGCATTGGTTCACAATCAACACGTTATGAATGGCGCTGCTGGTTCTATGGCAGCACGTGCACAACTATCTGGTGGCTATAGCCAAGAGATAGCAGAGCAGTTGGTTGACCTTAACAACTACGAAAGAATGCTTAAGGAAGCCGATGTTGCTAGCGGTCTTAAAGGTGCGCTAGTTGACACCCGTGACCTAGCCCGTTCTAAAGAGTTTGGTGGCAGGGCAGTATCTGCTGTTCACTTTGAAAACTGGACACGACGTTTTTATGGCAATCGCCGTGTTGTCAAGGGTCTGGATGAAGAAACTGGTGCAGAAAAGTTTTACAAGTTTAGCCCAGTAGAAGCCTTCTTTGATAACAATGGTCTAAGAACTGCAGATGACTTTGCTAAAGCAAAACAAATGCTACTTAGTAGCGTTGGCATTAAAGCCAATGGCAAGATTATCAAGCAGTTGGGTGATGATGCTAAGAATGTATCCACAAGATATACCTATGTTGTTGACGATGCAGAGGCTCTTAAAGATTTCCTAAAGATGTCTGCAAGAACTACTCAGTTAAGACAAAAAGGTTTTACTGATATGGATATTGCAGCAGACCAAGTTGACCGTATCTTACTAGATATGTATAAGACATTCCACGGGGATGCTAATAAGTTTAATGATGCCCTTTATGCACGTGTTAAATCATCTTATGCAGGTTATACAGCAGACGAAGCGGCTAAAGGTATTGAGATAAAGAATAAGTGGAACCTTGCTACTCAAGCGTTAGAGTTTGATGAGTTTGCTAAGTTGACTGATGGCTTTACTCCAGCAGGTAGAATGTATACAACCCTAGACATTGAAGGTCTAGTAGATGTTGAGTCTGCCTTTGCTAAATTGGGCAATAATATGATGGAAATTATGGACCGTCAGGTTACTGGTTTACTCCGTCAGCCAGCGGTTATGACTACATATATGCGTATCCGTAAAAACTACAGCAAACTACAGCAGCAGGAAACCCGTTCTTTAGTTAACTCACAGTTAAAAAATCTTAAAGATGAGGGTATTGACCCAAATGCAATTAAGTACCGTCTACCAAGTGGTGAGCCAGTAACTTGGAAGGATGACATTATTCGTGATGTCAAAGAACTTACAGCCAAGAAGTATTCAGAAGTAGCAATCCAACAGGCTGCTGATACTGTATTAAAGTTTGCAGATAACCCGAATATCCGCACTAACTTTGCTTTGTCAATCAGGAACGTAGGACGTTTCTACCGTGCTACTGAAGATTTTTGGCGCCGTGTGTACCGCTTAAAAGATGCCAGCCCAAGAGTTCTTTATCGTATGCGTCTTATGCATACAGGTATTGATGCTAATGGTGACGTATATGAGGACGCCAAAGGTGACCCATACATCATTATGCCTATGGATGATGCAATCTTTAAGACTGTAGAAAATGTAACTAGAGCACTTACTGGTAACTCAGCATTCCAGCAGCCATTATTCAATGATGTTACTTTAAAACTTAAACTGGCTAACCCATCTTTTAGCCCTGATGCTGGTATGCCTACACTATCTGGACCAATTGCAGCCCTTGGCGTCATTGGTATGAAACAGATACTTGGTGCTACAGGTGTAACAGGAAAGAAAGTAGCAGAAGAAATAGATAACTATGCACTCGGTAGCATAGGTGAAGGTATGGATTTAGTCCGTGCTTTAGTTCCTGCTTCACTACAGCGTCTATATGCGATTCTTCCAGTTAATGAAAAGAACCGCCAAGAATCAACAGCGGCTATGCAGGCTATTGCGTTTAATGCAGCCCAAGGAAATATACCTAAGGCTACAGATACAGCAGACCAGAAGTATGAATACTTAAAGAATGTTCGTTTATCTGCTCATAACCTAATGGTTATGCGTTCTGTGCTAGGGCTTGTATCACCTATTACTCCGACCATTCAGGAAAGCAAAGGCGTTCCTGATTACCTTAAAAATGTAGGTATTACTGGTCTACGTCCAGAGTTTTATGACATTGTTAATGCTATTACCAAGAAGTATGGCGGAGATATTCAAGACCCATATGACTTAGCAGTAGCAACATTTGTTGGCAAGAACCCAGGCAAGTTAATCTACACGGTATCCCGTGATGAAAAGCAGACAAATGTAGTTATTCAAAAGACCAAAGAAATGAAGAACTGGTATATCCAGAATGAAGGTCTTGTCAAGAAGTATGGTGAAGCAGCGTTTATCTTTGCACCACAGACAGGTGAGTTTGATGCTGCAAGTTATGCGTGGCTAGAAGGCGCTAACTTTATCAAGAATAAAGACCTAGAAAAGTATTATTTAGATGTAATGCTATCTCAAGATAAGCAGGCTTACTTTAAGATTGCTAGAGAAGAAAGAGAAGCACTGGCTCAAACAGTTAGTCCTTCTGCTCGTAGAGCAATCATTGATGTATCTACTGCTCAACGGCAGGCTATGAAGGCTGCTAATCCATTCCTTGAGTCAGCAATTACTGGTGGTGGTAATGAGATTGCCTCTGAAACTATTATGTTCCAGAGCATTGAGCAGATACTTACTGATAACACAGTAAGTATACCGCCAGCAACAAGGTCTAAGTTGTTAGTTATTTCTTCTCAGATTCGTGACTTTATTAATCTGTCACAGGATAAAGAAATCAGAGAGGCTAATAACTTTGCTGATATTAAACGTCAACGCAAGGCAGATATAGAAGCGCTAATAGCACAGATGCTTGAGGGTGATTTGATAGTTAAAGAAGCCAACCGAGCAGTATTCCAGACTATTCTGGACTATTACTCCAGAGACACGTATAGGGTATAAAGTGGCAGAACCAATTAAAATATCTCAGCCTAGTAAGGAACAAGAGCGTGCTCTGTCCCTTAAGGGTTCTGACTGGAGACTTATCTGGGACCCTAAGACTAAAAACTGGAAGACTGTAAAAGTCCAGGATGTCAAGGCATCAGATATTACTTATGATGAGTGGAAGGGTGGCAAGACTACTTACACCCCAATTACCCCTGGGCGGGGTGGTGCTCTAGATGTAGCAGAGGAAACTGCTGCTAAACAAGCAGAAGAAGACCCGCTATATAAGTATGTTCGTGATTATGGTTTAGAGGTTGTTACTGACCCTAAAGATGGCAGAACAGAAGTTAAAGGTTTTGCTATTGGACCAGATGGTAAGGTAACTGACCAAGTAGTTAACTATTATTTATACCTTGATAGAAATGGCAAGATTAATTTAAGCCAAGATTACAATGCTATCAAGAAGATAGCACTTGATGACCTTAAGGCTAATAACCAACTAGACTCTTTATTCCAAGAATTATATAACAAAAAGTTAATTTCTAAAGAAACTTATAACAGTAGAAATCTTCAAGCATCTGACTTTAATGATGCATTGCTTAGCAGTATAAATAGTTACTCTAAAGATGT